CTAAAAAGAAAATATGGAAAACATAAAAGAGAAGTTATAAAAATTAAAAATGAAAAAAGTTAAAGAAATAAACGCTAAATCAATACTTGAATTTATTGATGAATTAGTAGATAAATACAAGTTAACCGAACAGGCAAAAGAGGATTTAATTAAACTTTCAAAAAAGTCTTATTGTTTAGGTAGTTCAGACTTATTTAAAATAATGCAAAAATCTTATTAAATTAAAAAAGATTATTATATTTGCTTCATGGAAAACAGAGAACTTCTTAAACAAATATTACAATTACCGTTAAGACGTTGGATAATAACAGACTACGGAACGTTTCAGGATGTTCATAAAACTTGTATACTTTGGTACGATGAGAGTGAACAAATGCAACAAATGTACTTACACATTTTGAAGTTCTACAAAGATTTTAAAACAAAGAAATGAAACGAAGTAAGCAACTACCAAAGAAAGCTCGAAAGATAGTTTACGGAATGTACTTAAAAGGTGCTAATAAAGTAATGATGTTTGAACAATTTTTACGTCTGTTTTGGTAAATCAAATTAACATACTAGCTGCTCAACATAAACAATGGGTAGCAATAGTTGAAAAGTTTGGAGAGCATACATTCAGCGAAGACATAGTGCAAGAAATGTACATGAAAGTAATTAGATGTAACCATATCGATAAATGCGTTAACAATGGTAAAGTTAACCGTTCATATGTTTACATGATGTTAAGAACGTTACATGGCGACTTTGATAGGTACAAAAAGGTTTTAATTAAAAAGAAGTTACCGATTGACGAATGTAGATTCTTAACAGATGAAGAAAGCACTTTAGATGAACAAGAAGCCTACGAGAATATAAAGTTAAAGATAAACGAAGAAACTTTAAATTGGCACCCTTTCGACAAATTAACGTTTGATATTTATACCGAGAGAAAGTTAAGTATAAGGAAAATAGCTGAAAAGTCTAATATTCATTACATGACTATATTTACAACGTTAAAGAGGTGTAAGCAAAAGTTAAGAGAGAATGTAGGCGAAAGCTATGAAGATTATTTGAATAAGGATTACGAATTAATATAAGTAAAATGGCAAAGAGAGTAAGAAGAACAAAAGAACAAATAGAAGCGTCTAAAGGATTAGGGGATACTATTGAAAAGATAACTACTGCAACAGGAATAAAAGCATTAGTAAAGTTTATTGCAGGTGATGACTGTAAATGTGATGAACGTAAAGAGAAACTAAATAAATTATTCCCTTACAAAAAATTATCTTGTTTAGTTGAGGATGAATACAACTTTTTAACAAACTTCTTTGAGGTTAAACATAGAGAGGCAATTAATCCAAGTGAACAAATTAAATTCTTAACGATATACAATAGAGTGTTTGGAGTTAAAGAAGAGCCTACTCAATGTGGTTCATGCTGGAGAGAATTCATAGGTAATATGCAAAAAATATATAATGAATATGAAAACTAAAGTAAAAGACATTGGTTTTAATGATTTTGTTATAATGTTTAATAAAACAGAAATAGAACTTTCTACGCTTAAATATGAAAATGGAATACTTAGAAGTGAATTAGAAGCACTAAAAGAAGATTTAATTATAAGGATACATAAGCATAACGAAAATAGTTATACAATGATTCCAGAAAAAATATTAAGTAAAAGAGAATACTTAATTTTAAAGAAAATGTTAAAACAAATAATTAAATGAGTTTAGAAATAGAAAGAACATTTAAGAAGCTAATTAAAAAGATTCCACAAGAGCAAAAGAAAAAAGAGTTTTATTTGCTTTGCTTTGGTTTAGCATTCTACAATAAAGAACACTACAAAGGTTACAAGGTGTTCAATGTGGAAAGTGAACGAGATGAAGTTACAATAATTTCAAAGGATGACTTTGTAAGAATGTTTACAGAAGATATACCAGAGGCACAAGTTGTTAATTAACTTGACTAATCAAGAGATTTCAAAATGAGTACACACGGAGGTAAAAGAGAGGGTTCAGGTCGCAAAGGTTTGTCAGATGAAATAAAAGGTTTCACTTTAGCACAACCACACGTACAAGATGCGTTTAGAGTTATTGCAGAAATAATGATAGACGAAACTAAAAGACCAACAGATAGAATAGCAAGTGCAAAGATTCTAATTGAATACGGTTGTGGCAAACCAAAAGAAACAGTAGATAATAATATTACTATAAACGACATCAATATTAAGGAACTTGTTAAGTTTAAATAAAAAGTATATTCCATTATTTGCAAGTGATTCACGTTACTATGTAATTACGGGTGGTCGTGGTAGTGGTAAATCATTTGGTTTAACAGTATTTTTAGAGCTTCTAACTTACGAAGTCGGACACGTTATACTATTTACTAGATATACTTTAACATCTGCTCACGTTTCAATTATTCCAGAGTTCATTGAGAAGATTGAATTGGCTGGATTGCAAAACGATTTCTATATAACAAAGGATGAAATAGTAAATTTAAAGACGGGTTCAAAGATATTGTTTAGAGGTTTAAAGACTTCTAGTGGTAATCAAACGGCTAACCTTAAATCATTGTCAGGTGTAACGACGTGGGTACTAGATGAAGCAGAGGAGTTAACAGACGAGGACGTATTTGATAAGATTGATTTATCTATTCGTAGTCAACTAAAACAGAATAGAGTTATATTAGTCTTAAATCCTGCAACGAAAGAGCATTTTATTTATCAAAAGTTCTTTGAAGCAAAAGGAGTTGAAGCGGGAAGCAATATTGAAAAGGGCGACACAACGTTTATTCATACAACATACGAAGACAATATCGAAAACCTTTCTGAAAGTTTCTTAAATCAAATAAAAGACGTAAAGAAACGCAGACCTGAAAAGTATAAGCATACTATTTTAGGGGGTTGGTTAGATAAAGCAGAGGGTGTAATATTTACCAATTGGAAAGTAGGCGAGTTTATAGAAGTTAATCCAAGTATATTTGGCCAGGATTTTGGGTTTAGTAATGACCCGACAACATTAATTGAAACGTCAATAGATACGGATAAAAAAGTAATCTATGTAAGGTTACATATTTATCAAACACACTTAACCACTTCACAAGTGTATGAACTTAACAAAACATTTGCTAACGATTCATTGATAATTGCTGATTGTGCAGAACCTAGATTAATAAACGAGTTACAAGATAGGGGACTTAATATTGAACCTGCTGTTAAAGGTGCTGATTCAGTTAGATTCGGTATTGCATTAATTCAAGATTACGATTTAGTAATAGACGAAAGTAGTATAGACTTAATTAAAGAGTTAAACAACTATTGCTGGTTAGAAAAAAAGAGTGAAACGCCTATTGATAAATATAACCACGCTTTAGATGCTTTACGTTATGCGGTAACTTATCAAATAAACGAAAACCAAAATAGCTTACCTTTTATACGATAATACAAATAATAAAATTAAACGTTTAAATAATATGAAATTAGAGTTAATTATTCCCGAAAGTTTGAATGAAGTTCCTTTGTTACATTATCAGCAATTCGTTGACGATGTGAAAGGAAGTGAAGATGAAGATTATATAGGGCAAAGATTAGTCGAAAGGTTTTGTGGCATTGAATTAAAAGAGATAGTTAAGATAAAGCAAAAGGATATTTTAAACCTTACAAATCATTTTAACACTTTATTCAAAGCAAAGAATAAATTTAAAACTAGATTCAAAATTCAGAATGTTGAGTTTGGATTTATAACCGATTTAGAGAATATTACAAGTGGCGAGTATATCGATTTAGAGAAGTATCTTCAAGACGTTAACACGTTACACAAAGCTATGGCGGTTATGTACAGACCAATCGTTAAAGAGAAAGGCGACAAGTACGAAATAGAACCTTATCAAAGTGCTTTAAACTATTCCGAAGTAATGCAATATGCACCACTTTCAATTGTACTTGCGGCACAGGTTTTTTTTTGGAGTTTAGGTCAACAATTGTTGAAAGCTATTCCTACCTTTTTGGAAACGGAAATGAAGAAGATGAGCAAGAAACAACAGGCGACTTTAGTGGAACAACTCAATTTGCAAAGCAATGGGGATGGTATACAAGCATATATGAACTCGCTCAAGGGGATGTTAGAAGATTCGATGAAGTCACAAAACTTTCCATTCATCAATGCTTAACCTGGTTAACTTATAAGAAACAAAGACAAGAAATATTTAAGGAATGAAAGGACACTTACAAATAATAGACGCAATTCGTACACAGTTAGAAGCTGATGAATTTGTTAATACGGTAACAGAGGGAAGTTTATTCGATATTGATTTAGCTAAAGTAACTATGTTCCCTTTGTCGCATATTATAGTTAACTCATTCCAATTTGTTGACAATGTAATTAAGTGTAACCTTTCTATACTTGCAATGGATGTTGTCGACTTGTCAAAGAAAGAAGTTACGGATGTATTTAAAGGTAACGATAATAAGCAATATGTTATTAATACTGCTTTACTAACTTTAAATAGATTATACCAACAATTAAGACATGGTAGTTTAGTTGATAGCGGTTATATTGTAGACGGTACGCCAACAGTTGAACCATTTGAGGAACGCTTTGAGAATTATATCGCTGGTTGCACAATGACTTTAGATATTAACTTTTTTCCTGATATGACAGTATGTTAAACGATGCGATTCAAAAGGAGTTAAAACGATTTACAGACTACGTAGTTAAAGAAGCACGTACAAACTTAACACGTCTAAAAAAGAATAGCACAAAGACTTTATATGATAGCTTAAAAGGTAATGTGAAAGTATCTACTAACTCTTTTGAAATGTCTATTGAAATGGAGGAGTACGGACACTTTCAAGATAAGGGGGTAAGTGGTAAAAAAGTAAAATACAACACACCTTATTCATATAAATCAAAGATGCCTCCACCAAGCAAATTAGATAAATGGATAGTTAGGAAAGGTATAGCTCCAAGAGATAAGAAAGGAAACTTTATCAGTCGTAAGTCTTTACAGTTTTTAATTGCACGAAGCATATTTAACAATGGAATTAAACCAAGTTTATTTTTGACTAAACCATTTGAAGCAGCATTTAAAACTTTACCCGACGAATTAGTTGAAAAGTTCGGTTTAGAAGTTTTAGACTTATTTAAATACACAATACAAAATCCAAAGAAATGAGTAATAGAATATTTGCAAGGTCGCCTTTTATAATTGAGGTAAACGAAGCATTACAAACGAGTAGTAAAATAGAGGTGTTTTTGTGGAATTCGGGAAGTGTTCCAAGTTCGCCACAATACACACTTTCTAAAGCTATACCAAGTACAACGAATTTACAAACGTTATACAATGTAAGTCCTTTAATTCGTGAGTACATTAAGTTTATTAATCCGTCTTTAAACTATAATTCGGTTGGTACTGCTTTGTTTAACCAATCTTATTGCAACGTTCAAATTAAACGATATAAGAACACAAGTACTTTATTAGACACAACAACTTATTATGGGTTTGACGGTTATTCAGAATACGTGCAAGGTTATAACTACGATAGAGGTCAATACTTATTAGATGAGGGTACTTATTACTATTACTATAATTCAGCTTCGACATATGACGTTACTAAAGCTGGGGATATTACTTTAGAGGTTACAAATGGTTGGAAAGCAAAGTTTACTAATCTAGTAAGTGGAGCAACTACAACGGGAACATTCAACTCTAGTGGATTGAAAACAGTTCATAGAGTTAGTGGAACATATTGGGCTGACGGTAACAAGTTAGAGATTACAGACGCTTCAAACAATGTATTAAGAACATACTATTTTAAACCGATTGAAGAGTGCAAGTATACACCTTTACCGATTGACTTTATTAATAAGTTTGGAGCATGGCAAAGAGAATGGTTTTTTAAAGCGAGTTATGATAATATCGAAATTCAAAACACTGAATATAATTTAATGCCTAATGTTTTGCCTAGTTATTCATATAGAGAGGGACAAACAAAAACATTTAACACGAACGCAAAAGAAAATATAAGAGTTAATACAGGGTGGGTAAATGAAAACTTTAAAGCAACTATTCAAGAGATAATGTTGAGTGAAAAGATATTATTAAATGACTTACCTGTAAGATGTAGAACTAAAAACATTGAGAAGTTTAAATCTATTAATTCAAAAACTATCAATTATACTTTAGAATTTGATTACAACTACAACACTTTAAACAACGTATTATAATGAGAAAGGTCGACTTATATATTGAAACGGTTGAGAATAGTGGAAACTACTCTAAAATAGAATTGTTTAATAATGAAGAAATAACGGTATCTAGTTCGATTCAAAACGTTAACGATATTAGTAAAATATTCACAGACTATTCACAGTCTTTTACAGTACCGTCTAGTGTTGTTAATAATAAAATATTTGAACACTTTTACAATAACGATGTAGATACTTTACTTGACCATAACCTACGTAGAAATGCTTACATTGAGATTGATTATATGCCATTTAGAACGGGCAAAATTCAATTGGAAAAAGCAATGGTTAAGAATAACCAAAACGAAAACTATTCGATTACTTTCTACGGGGAAACACTTTCATTAAAAGATAAGTTTGGGGATGCTAAATTAAAAGATTTAGATTATTCATTTGTAACCACTACATATTCGGGTAGTGATGTTCAATCGAGAATTACAGACACTACGGATTACGATATGCGTTTTCCTTTGATTAGTTCACAAAGACGTTGGACATACGGCGACACAACAAGTACAGATATAAGTATTCCTGGGGGCAAAATAAATTACACTGAATTATTCCCTGCTTTAAAAATATCTAAAATCTTTGAAGCAATTGAGAATAAGTTTAGTATAGACTTTCAGGGTTTGTTTTTGACTGATAAAAGATTTACTAATTGTTTTTTGTATTGTAAGAATAAAGAATTATTTGAACAATTTACAATATCCGAACAAATAGACATAACAAGTTATAACACTTTTTTAGATTCTAATTTGGGGTACATACCTTATAACACAACTAATAACACTATAACAATAAAAGATTCAAATATAGCAAATGGAATAATAGAAGCAAATATAACTATTGAACTAGCAATATATAATACGTCAGATATTTACGCTATATATTACATAGATGTTTATGAAAATGGAACATTAATAAATACAATAACAGGCAACGGCGACAACACGTATCAAATTGCGACAATGGATACTACTAACACGATAGGATTAAGCCGTGATTACTATTGTTTTGTAAGAAGTAATAGAGCGTTAAATTTTGATAGTAAATATAATATTGTAAAGTATGAATCATGGTATCAAGACGATATAACTACGGCACAATTTACATATGTAATTCCAAGTGTTAATGCAAATCAGGTTCAAAACTTTTCAGATTTAGACCTTTCGTCTTTAATGCCTGACATGACTGTTTATGATTTCCTTTCGGGTATATTCAAAAACTTTAATCTAACGTGCTACGCAAAAACTTCGTCTATATTTCAAATTGAACCTTTAGAGGATTGGTATAATAAGGGACGAATTATAGACATAACTAAACACACAACGACTGAAGAAATAAGCGTTTCACGAGTTCCACTTTATAAGACAATTAAATTTGAGCATGAGCAAAGTCAATCGTTCATGAATAGAGAGTTTTTCGATTTATTTGGTAAGGAATATGGCGACTTAAATAATACTTACAATTACGACGGGGCAGACTATCAAATTAAAGTACCTTTTGAAAACTTATTACATACGGAGTTTACAGGAACAATGACACAAGTAGGTTTTTGCTTAACTAAAAAGCCTGACTTTAAACCTTACATACCTAAACCTATTTTGCTTTATATGTATGAGCAGCAAAGTACGTCTATAAAGTTCTATAACGGGACCACAACAAACACGCTTACAACTTATATGCCTTTCGGACAAGACATGAAGAAAAGTACGGTTAACTATTCTTTAAATTGGGGGTCTGATAATTCAAGTCTTTTGAACGTGCCAATTACACAAGGTAAATTTGCAACTTATTATTATGGTTATTTATCTAACCTATTTAATAAAAAGAATAGGATTACAAACGTTAAAACTATATTACCATTAAGCATACTTACAACGCTTAAACTTAACGATAGGTTAGTGATTAGAGATAAACGCTATATCATTAACCAAATGAATAGTAAGTTAACTAATGGCGAGGTTAGTTTAGAATTGATAAACGACTTTAGACCAGTTAAACCTATTTCAAACTTTAGAGCAAAGAAACCTACAAGCGTAGTGGATGTTGAAGTATTATTTCCTAACTATGTTAAGAGTGCTTTAATAACAACAACAACGGGTGGCGTAACTATTTCGCCAAGTACAATAACAAGTGAACAACGTATAGCGGTAACCGTTCCAACTGATACAAATGTTTACTACGGCAGAATAACTGAAGACGGTAACATACGAGTAACCGAAACGTTTTCAAATAGAATAACAGAGGGTGGAGACAACAAAGTTATTGATTTAGAAATAGAGTACACATTTGAAGACGGTACAATTGAAACTTATAATAATTATATAATACAAGAACAATGATAGCACAACTAATTCAACTATTACAAATATCAGATTTTTACGGACAAAGTGAATTCATTGATATAGCAAAAGGAAAGTTTAAAATTGAAACTACTATTATAGGAAGTTATAAGCAAGGAGTTAGAAAGATAAAAGCGATAAGAAATGGCTATTAAAAAAGAGATTGAGTTAGAAGTTAAAGTAGATAGCGTAGGCACACTTAAACAACAACTAAAGGAAGCACAAAGGGAAGTCGAAGCATTGGCAGCCAAGTTCGGTGCAACGTCTGAACAAGCGACAAACGCAGCAAAGAAAGCAGCTGAATTAAAAGACCAAATAGGGGATGCTAAAGCCTTAACGGATGCCTTTAATCCTGACGCTAAATTTAACGCTTTTGGAACGGCTTTACAAGGTGTTGCGGGTGGGTTTAGTGCGGTGCAAGGTGCAATGGGTTTAATTGGTGTTGAGTCTTCAGCAGTCGAAGCGACATTGTTAAAGGTGCAAAGTGCAATGGCATTAAGTCAAGGTATCAATAGTGTACTTGCTGCAAAGGATTCCTTTACTAATTTAGCCGCCGTAATTGGAAAAACTGCATTAGGTCAAAAGTTGTTAACTGCTGCTCAAGTGGCTGGGGCTGCAACTATGCGAGTTCTTAATACTGTAATGAAAGCTAATCCTATTCTTTTAATTGTAGGTGGGATTACTGCTTTAGTGGGGGCATTCGCTTACTTTACAAGTTCAACAGAAACGGCAACGGCTGCAAATGATAGATTAAACGAGTCGTTACAAAGACAAGAAGATGCGTTAAATGTTAGTAATTCAAGTCTAATAAAGTCAGGGGAAACTAGGTTAAAAGTATTACAAGCACAAGGGGCGAGTGAAAAACAATTGCATGACCAATCAATAAAAAATATACAAAACGAAGAAAAAGCAAGGCAAAATAATATAAAATTTATTGAGCAAAAATTAAATGAAAAGAAATTAATATTAAAAAAAGCATACGACGACGACGACGACGAATTAATTAAAGCAACTCAAGCTGAACTTTATCAGACACAAATGAAGTACAATGAGTTATGGCGTTTAAAACAAGAACTTAATGATAAATTAAGAATTGAAAACATAAGCTTTAAAACACAACAAAAACAAAAGCAAGACGAAGAAGATAAAAAAGATTTAGAGGAAGCAAAACAAAAACAACAAGAAGCAAACAAACGAGCACAAGAAGCAAAACAAAAAAGAATAGCAGCAGCTAAAGAAGCAAAAGAGGAGAGAATAAGACAAGAAAAAGAGTACAACGATGCAGTAAAAAAGGCTCAAGAAGAGTTAGATGATGAAATTACTAGAATAGGTGAAGCGGCAAGAGAGAGACGAAACAAAGAACAAGCGGATAGAAAGGAAGCAGCAGCCAAAGCAGAACAAGACATCTACGACAATGCAAAAGGTTTTATTGAAGCTAAATTAATTGAGGATGCAAACAACCTACAAGCTAAAAAAGATTCTTTAGAACTTGAAAGATATATACTACTACAAAATAAAGAACTTACAGAGGGCGAAATAGCGGCAATTGAAGCGAAGTACAGAAAGGAAAAAGAACAGTTAGATGCAGACGAATTAGAGAAAGCAAAAACAAACCAACGTCAACGAGTAGAGATGGCGTCTAATGCTATTGGAATACTTCAGGACGCTATGACATTATTTACTGCTAATAACGAAAAGGACGCACGTAGACAATTTAAAATTAACAAGGCTTTATCATTAAGTTCAGCGGTTGTAAATACGGCTCAAGCTATTACGGCAGCGTTAGCAACTAAAAATCCTTTGCCTTTTGGACGTTTTATTGAAGCTGGTATGGCTGCAGCGAGTGGTGCCGTTTCAATTGCTAAAATTGCAGGTACACAGTTCGGAGGTTTTGACACGGGTAAATCAGGCGGTGGCGGTAATAATCCAAGCACCCCAAACAACAACATGACACAAGGAGTAATAACACCAAACTTTAATATAGTAGGTAATAACGGGCAAAACCAATTAGGTCAATTAGGGTCGCCTATTCAGGCGTATGTTGTAAGTAGCGACATGACAAGTCAACAACAATTAGATAGAAACAGATTAAGAAATGCAACGTTTTAGAGTTATGAAAAAGTTAGAAGATATTGAAATGATAATTAAAGATGAAAACGTAGACGGAGTGTTTGCGATTTCATTAGTAGATAAACCTGCAATTCAAGAGGACTTTATTTATTTGTCTAGTCATGAGATTGAGTTAAAGGTAACCAACGAAGAAAAGAGAGAGGTTGTCGGTATTGCTTTAGTTCCTGACAAAAAGATTTATAGAAACGTAGACGGAGAGGAGTTTAACATTTATTTCACGGCTCAAACTATTGAAAAGACAAATGAACTTTTCATGAAGAATCTTAACCTAAATAAAATTACGTCACAACACGAAAGAGACGTTGAAGGAGTTAGCGTTATTGAAAGTTGGATTGTAGAAGATTCTAAACAAGACAAATCAAATATTTATAAACTTAACGCACCCGTAGGAAGTTGGATTGTAAAAATGAAAGTTTACAACGATAGCGAGTGGGTACGAGTTAAGAATGGAGAGTACAAAGGTTTCTCAATTGAGGGTAAATATAAAGAAGCTGATGTTAAAGCGAGTGAACAAGTAGACGAATTAATCAAAGAAATAGAAAACTTAATTAATGAGTAAGTATCCACATTATATAAGGTATAAGGATACTACTCACATAGAGAGTACAGATTATATTTATTTTGACGATGGGAGCGATGAACTTAAACGAATATTAAGAAGTAAATTTAATTCGTTTTTAAATTATTATGACCATTTAGGGACAAGCGTAACAACTATTACAACAACTAACTTTTATAAGTTAGGAACTACTACAACATTAGGTATTTACAACGATAATTTTCAGCATACTAATAATAGAGTTACAAACTTAAACACAATTAGAAACTGTAAAATAGAGAGTTCTATATCGGTTACAAGTGGAAACAATAATGTCTTAAACTTTGCATTCTTTAAAAATGGTGTAATAGTAGATTCTAGTGAAATGGATGCAACTTGTTCAAGTAGTGGAAAGGCTACGACTGTAACCATTCAAGCAATTGTTGAATTGGCACAAAACGATTACATAGAGGTATGGGTTAAAAATCAAAGTTTAAACAATATAACATTAGTACATTTAAATTTTATAATAACAGAAATATAATGGGAAGAAAAAAGAAAACAGAAAGCCTTACAAGTCCACAAGGTGGCAATAGAGGTTGCATTTGTGAGGATGGCACATATTCAAAAGAATGTTGTGATGGAACTTTACAAGCACAAGGAATTGGAGCATTACAACAACATACAATTTCAAACGTTACAAACACGAATGTAGAACGTACAATAACCGTAGCTAGAGGTTAAGTATATATAACAGAGTAATTAACTAAACGTTTAAAGAATAATGAAAGATAAATTGAAAAGCGTTAGAGAGTTTTTAGAGCAAAAATTCAGCGTTAAATTAAAGTTAGAAGAAATGGAAATTAAATTGGCACAAATGAAACTTGCTGACGGTGTTACTGTTTTAGAATTCGATTCATTAGAAGTTGGAAAAGAAATTTTTATTGTTTCTGAAAATGGAAACGTTCCTTTACCTATTGGCGAATATGAATTAGAAGACGGTAATATGTTAGAAATCTACGAAGATGGTATCATTGGAGAGATTAAAACGCCTGAAGCAAAAGAAGAAGAAGCACCAATGGAGCAGCCAACGGAAGAAGTTCCCGTTGAAGCATCAGTTGAAGCACCACAAACGGCAAAGAAAACAGTTGAAACAGTATCTAAAGAAACGTATTTCTCGGACATGGAAGAATTAAAGAGAGAAATTACTGAACTTAAAGAACAGTTAAAACTAAAAGAGGAGGTTAAAGAAGTAGTTTTAGAGGAAACTCCAAAACCTATTACTTTCAATCCTGAAAATAAAAACGAAGTTAAGCACATTAAATTAGCTTCTAATCAAACACTATCTTCAAGAGATAGAATTTTAAACACTATTTACAACAACAAATAAAATAAATAACAAATGGCTACAACAACTTCAATTACATCTACATATTCTGGAGAATCTTCAGGGAAATATGTTAAAGCTGCTTTATTAAGTGGGAACACTTTATCTAGTGGAAAAATTACAATTTTACCAAATGTAAAATACAAAACAGTTTTACATCGTTTACTTACAGACGATTTATTGAAAGACGCTTCATGTGATTTTACTGCTACTTCTACAGTAACTTTAAACGAGAAAGTGTTAACTCCAAAAGAGTTACAAGTAAATTTACAATTATGTAAAAAAGACTTTATTTCAACATACCAATCTGAAGAAATGGGAATGTCTGCACATGATGTTTTACCAAAATCTTTCGCTGATTTCTTAATAGCTTACGTTTTAGAGAAAGTTTCTGCTCAAGTTGAGGTTGCTATTTGGAGAGGTGCAACAGGTACATCAGGTTCAATTGATGGTTTTATGACACAATTAACTGTTGACGCTGCTTTACCAACTGCGAATGAAATAGCTTCGACTTCGGTTACTGCTGCAAATGTTATCGAGGAGCTTCGTAAAATTTCTACGGCTATTCCAGCGACATTGTTTGGTCGTGATGACTTACATATCTTTGTATCACAAAACATTTATCGTGCATATATTCAGGCATTAGGAGGGTTTTCAGTTGCTGCAACTTCTAACAATGGTGTAGGAAATAACGGGACACAATGGTTTAACGGTCAAGACTTAACTTTCGACGGAATCAAAGTATTTTGCGCAAATGGTTTAGCTTCTAACACTGCAATGGCTACAACAGTAGACAACTTGTTTTTCGCAACTGGTTTATTGAATGATTCAAACTTGGTTAAAGTTTTAGACATGGCAGATTTAGACGGCTCGGAAAATGTAAGATTCGTTATGAGAGCGACTGCTGCGGTTGGTTACCATACAGTTGGAGACATCGTAACTTACGGAATTACTAACGCTGCTAACTAATATTAGCAAAAATTAATTAAAGGGTGGTGCAATAAACGCCACCCTTTTTTATTAACATTAAAAAATAAAAAAATTATGGCTTGTGATTTAGCAAACGGTAGAGCGGAAAGTTGTAAAGATGCAGTAGGTGGTATTGACATTATCTACATAGCAAATTTCAACCCAACAATGCAGAGTGATTTAACGTATGACGCTACGTCTACGGATATGATTACTGATGTAAACAATATTAGTAACCTTTACAAATTTTCTTTAAAAGGGAATAATTCATTTGTACAAAAGGGTACATCTTCGAGAGAGAACGGAACAACGTTCTTTGAACAAACATTAACTATTGACTTGAAAAAACAAGATGTTGCAACGACCAAAATGATTAAACTTTTGAGCTATGGCAGGCCACACGTAGTAGTACGTAATCGTCAAGGCCAATACTTTTTAGCTGGTTTGGAGTTCGGAATGGATGTAACAGAAGCAACTATTGACAATGGAACTCAAATGGGAGATTTCAATGGTTATAAATTAACTTTTACGGGAATGGAGAGAATTCCTGCAAATCATTTGAATTGTTCAACTGAAGCTGGTTTAATTACATTATTTAGCACTACAACTATTGTAACTGCATAGTATTAAACTATTACTACTTTAAAAGGCTGCCTATAATTAGGTAGCCTTTTTTATTTTAACAAATTAATAATTTCAACGTTTTAAGATTATGATAGTTTTAAAAGAAATCGGTACGGCTCAAACGTTTAGTTTCATTCCTAGAAGTGATACTTATACAACTATGACTATAACGGATGAACAAACGAATGTAACGACTACGGTAAGCATTCAAAGTTCTACAAACGTAACTTATTACCATACGATTACAGCGACTTTCTCGCTTAAAGAGGAGCATACATATAGGTTAGAGGTTTTAAACTCAACGACACCCATTTATATAGATAAAATCTACTGTACAAATCAGACTATTTCAGACTACACAATAAATAAAGATACGTACACAAGTACAACAACATCAAACGACTTCATAATTTTAGATTAATGGATAACGAAAAAATACAAGTAATCAATTTAGCTGAATATAAAGCACCGATAATTAACGAAAGCACTCGTGAGGATTGGGTCGAATATGGCGAGGACAACAACTATTTCCAATTCTTAATTGATAGGCACATAAATAGTGCTACAAATAACGCAGTAATTAACAATATTACTAGACTTATTTACGGTAAAGGATTGACTGCTTTAGATGCTAGTAAAAAGCCTAATGAGTTCGCTCAATTAATTACTTTGATTAGTTCGGATGATTTACGAAAAATCAGTGTTGAAGCGTATTTGTTAGGTCAATGTGCTATTCAAGTTCACTACGATAAGAAACGTACAAAGATATTAAAAGCGTATCATATACCCGTTCAATTATTACGTGCTGAAAAGTGTAATGAAGAGGGCGAAATAACAGGTTACTACTATTCTGATAATTGGGAAGATGTTAAAAAATATAAACCGAAAAGATTAGACGCTTTTGGTTTTGGTAAATCAGAAATTGAAATACTTTATGTTAAACCTTATTCAGTAGGCATGAAGTATTACTCTAACGTTACATATACGGGTGGTTTACCTTACACTATAATGGAGGAGGAAATTGCTGAATATTTAATTAATGATGTTCAAAACGGTTTTAGTCCTACAATGGTGGTTAACTTTGTTGGAGGTACGGGAACAGAGGAGCAAAGAAGACAAATTGAATCACAAGCTAATAAAAAGTTAACGGGTTCAAAAGGTAAAAAGATAGTTTATTCATTCAATAAAAATAAGGATAACGCAACTACGATTGAATCAATTCCTTTAAACGATGCACCTGCACATTATCAGTATTTAAGTGATGAGTGTATGCGTAAAATATTACTTTCACATAATGTTACTTCGCCACTTTTATTTGGTATTGCAACGACAACGGGATTTTCTTCTAATGCAGACGAATTAAAGAACTCTTTATTGATATTTGATAATTTGGTAATTAAACCGTTTCAAAACTTAATTACGGATGCAATCGATAAGATTTTAGCAGTTAACGGTATTAGTTTAAAACTATATTTTGAGGGTTTAAATCCTTTTGAGGATATGTACGCTAAAAAAGAAGAAGCAATTGTACAAGATACAACGTTAAGTGAACAAAAAAGCGAACTTCAAGAAATTATTGATTTAGCAGAAGATGCAGACCAAGACGGTTGGATTGTTATTGATGAGAGAGATGTTAATGAAGAAGATGAATATGTATTAAATACACATTTGCAAGAAGTTGAAAGCAAGTTACAAGAAGTTAAATTATCGCTTATGCAAAAGGCTATTAATTTAGTTTCAACAGGTTCTGCTAACCCAACACAAAAGAGTGAACAAGACAAACTAGTTAAAGAGAAATACTTTAAAGTAAGATATAAATATACGGGAAATCCAAGTCCTGAACGTGATTTTTGCAAAGCAATGATGAGTGCAAATAAACTTTATCGTAAAGAGGATATTGATTTAATGTCAACTAAAAAAGTTAATCCTGGTTTTGGAGAATTTGGAGCAGATAAATACGATATTTTTAGATTCCACGGCGGTCCACGATGTTCTCATAAATGGCAGCGTGTTACTATGATGTTAGATTTAAACAAAATGGAAAACGGTTACGAAGAAATTGGAACTAGAGCAGCAGAAATAAAAGGTTTTAAAGTAACCAATCCATATGAAGTAAGCATTTACCCAAAGAATTTACCTTTAAAAGGATTCAGTCCTAGAAATAAAAATTTACCTTCAGACGTTAAATAGACATGGCAGAAGCATTACTTATAAATAGAACGGATTTAGTTAAGCACACTAGCTTAAACGGAAACATAGACACTGATACTTTCATTCAGTATGTGAAAATCGCACAAGAAATTCACATTGCCAATTATTTGGGTACTGATTTGTTCAACAAGTTAAAAGCTGATATTGTAGCAAATACTTTAAGCGGTAATTATTTGACTTTATTAACTACTTATGTTAAACCGATGCTTATTCATTGGGCAATGGTCGAGTGGTTACCGTTTGCGAGTTATACTATTAATGGAAAAGGTATATTTAAGCATAGTTCGGAAAACGCTAGTAACGTCGATAAAAACGAAATAGACTTTTTAATTGACAAAGAAACTAGTTTGGCTCAACACTATACTGAACGCTTTGTTAGATACATGAGTTTTAATCAAACTTCATTTCCTGAATATAATAGTAATTCAAATGATGACACTTTTCCAGACCATGACACAAATTTCACAAGTTGGTTAATATGAAAAAAGAAGCTAAAAATAACAACCTAAAAAAGTTAACGTTATTATTAAAGAAGTTAGAACAAAATGAGCAATCAAAGAATAAGTGAATTAACAACAAGTAGCATTCCAATTA